CGCGGTCTAGGGGCCGGCGCGCCAGCTGTGACGATGGTGACGGGCTCGCATCGGTGCGCGACCACCTGCCCGAGTGGGGCGAAGCACGGCGCGCCGATGCCGCGTCGAGCCGCGAACGTCGCGAGGAGCGGACCGACCTCTGGGTGCAGCAGCGAGTCCAGTAGTAAGTCGGGCGCGTCCTTGAGCAGTGCGCGCAGGGTCGGTCCGCTTATGCCGTACTTCTCGCCAACGGTGGCGCAACGGCGGGCGGCAACGGTTCGATCGCGTCCGCGTCGCTTCGTGGCAGGCAGTCCGGCCGCTTTGCGCGCGGCCTTCGCAGCGGCCTTGCCGGCCTCGAACCGCGCGCGGACTGCCGCGCGCTCTTCGTCGGTCCAGTCGCGCTTAGGCACGTCCATCGTCCTCGTACGGAACGGCCTCGCGGCCCGTCACGGCGCACCAGATCGCGCCGATGACGGCCTGGACCATGAGCAAGAAGATGCACGCGTAGATCACGACTGACCCCCGAGCGCGCCGGCGCGAAGACGCGCCAGGACGAGCGGCGCTACGTCAGCGTCTCCGAGCAGGTCCAGCAGCGTGAGTACGCCGCTGGACGGGACGCGCACGCCCACTTCCCAGCGGTTCCAGGTCGATGCGGCGACGCCGAAGACGATCGCCGCCTGCGCCTGGTTCCAGCCGACGGCCTCGCGGAGCGTCCGCAGACGTTCCGGCGTCGTCATCGTGTACCAGTCGGCGGGCGGGGTCCAGGTCACAGTGCACCTCCATCGAAAGAAGTCCACGCCGACCGGCGCCGCGAAAGGATGAAAGCTTCGCCGGCCGGCGTGAACAGGTCGGAGTCGCGGCAGGGGAGCACGCCCGGCACCGTTGCCGGGCCCATGCTTGACCGCGGCTCTGCCCGACCCCGGAGGCGGCTCCGGGGTCGAGCGCAGTCGCGGGACTGCGCGGTCTGGAATCCTACGCGGTCACGGTGCTGCCGTTGCGCCACTCGGGCCGATCGGCGGTCAAGAGGATCTCGACCGGGTAGCCGTAGCGCGGCGGACGGTCGGCAGCGCGGTCACGCAGGGCGCTCCACACGCTGCCGGTACCGTCCTCATCGTGCACGACGCGGGCGGCGGGCAGCGCCTCAGGCGGCAGTGCGAGGAAGGCTCGGATCGTCTGTCGGTTGTCGTCGTTCATGCGTGCTCCTTCGCGTTCTGCTCGCCGTCCGTCACCGACACCGCGTCGGTGTGCAGCCCCCGCGACGTGCACGCCGCGAGCTGGGGGGGCCATGGCGCCACCGCGGGCGCCCGTCTGTCAGGTCATCGCAGCGAAGGCACGAAGCGCCTCACGCTTCGTGCGGAAGGTTGTTGAAGGGTCCGCGCAACCGCCATGGTGGACGCGGACAAGTTCCCACTGGGGCCGCAGTCCGTCCCCGCTGGCCCTGACGACTTCCAGCGTGTCGCCGTTGCTGAGGATCTTGCTAGTGACCCCATCGAAGGAGTCGAAATCCCGTTCCATCGTGTTCCTCCTAGTCCAGTTCCAAGTGCGGACGCTCCACTACGTCCGCGGGCTCATGCGCCGCCACGTCCGGCCCGGCCATCTGCACGCGGTCCAGTTCGCCGTAGCTCGCTCGGTTCGTGACGCTCTGCCACTTGCCGCCGTGCGTCACGACGACGTGGCCCACGAGCCGCACCCCCACGAGCGCGGACGCGGTAGCCAGTCGTTCCGTGGTGTCGATGTCCTCCTGCGACGGGCGTGGGTCACCGCTCGGGTGGACGTGCGCCATCGCCCACTCGTCCGCCCCGAGGCGCAGCACTGTCCCGATCGCGGTCTGCACGTCCATGATGACGGCGTGTGCGAGGCCGTCAACGCGCAGGTGTCCGAGCGGCATCCGGCGCGCGTCGAGCGGGATGATGACCAGCGCCTCGCGGTCGGGCGTGCCGTTGACGAGTTCCAGGGCGTGGTAGGCGTACTCTGCCAGGTCCGCGCCGTTGAAGATCGCCCGCGTTGCGGGCCCTTCTACGTCACGGTAACGGATGATGATCTCTCGCAGCATGTTTCCATCCTTTCGTTGCGGACCTTGCCGGGTCCGGGGTGCGTCCGACGATTCGGGCGCACCCCGCACACGTGCAGGACCTAGCCAAGTCGCACTGCGACGGTCGCCCGCGACTCGGCCGCCACATCTAGCGTGTACTTCGGGCGCGTCATCGCGCCCTGCCCTTCGTGGGCCCGTTCGGGCGCGGCCAGCGCGCGCCGGAACGCCACCTTGCGCGACCGCTCCCACTCGGCCGCCGCTTCAAGCGCGATGGTCGGCGGCCGACGGTCCGGGTAGCGGGCGTCATGCTCCGCTTTCGCGGCCACGATCGCCTTGTCGAGTGCTACAGCGAGGCAGGATAGGCCCGTCCGCTGTCCGATCCAGGCGGTTATCGCTTCCGCGTCCAGCGGCAGCTCGGCCGACCCGGAGCAGTCGCCGCCAAGCGTCGCAGTGACGGTCTTATGCCCCGTCACCTCGATTGCGACGTTCGCGATGGTGTGCGTACACCAGCACAGGTTGGCGCTCATGGGTCCAACTCCAAAGCGGCGAACCACGCGGCCGACGGCCCTTCACCGCGCTTCCCCTCGTCCGGGTGCGCCTCGATTTCCAGCATCGCCGCGCGGTCGGAGCGTTCCACCGGACGCGGCGCGCCGGCTTCCTCGGGCAGCACTTCGGCCGCGGACAGGAGCCCGCGCAGCGCCGCGATCCGCGTTGAGCTAGTAGCGGCAGTCGCCGCCTGACGCGCGAGCATGAGCACGGTATCGCGCGCCCGCTCCACGTCCTCGGCGCTCGGCGCGTCGTCCAGCTCCCACACGTTGCGGTCGGCCGCCACGCTCCCGGCGCGTGGCGCCAGAACAGCGCTGGCGTCGTCGCGCTCTACCGTGCGCGCCACCAGCTCGGCACTGAGCCGGGCCGCCTCGCGGTCCGCGGCGCGCACCCGAGCTTGCTCTCGGCGCAACGATTCGGCCATCTCGCCCTGCACGCGCTCCGCATCGATCGCCCGCCGCAACGCCGCGTCAGCGCGCGCCGCGAGCATCGGCCGCTCCACCTCGAGCTCGCGCACGCGGGCTTCCGCCGTCGCCGCGCGGGAGATCGCTTCCATGCGCTCCGAGTCGTCGCGCGTGTCGCGGTCGGGTCGCGTTTCCGCGCGGCCGAGTAGCGTCAATTGTCCGGCCATCAGACCACCGCCTCGCACGCCTTGCACCGGCGCACGTAGCGCCCGTTGCACTGGCACTCGTCGTCTGGCGGCGGGTTGTCCCGGCCACCGCAGACCGGGCAGCCGTTGATCATTCCGATGCCCTGGCACTCAGGGCAATTTTCGGAGGGATCGCAGTAGTTCTTGTTAGGCGCTTCCATCTTGCATCCTTTCCTGGAGCGGACCTAGCCGACTCCGGGAGCCCGCCGAACCGTGCTCGGAGAGCCCCCGCAGGCGTGCAGGCGTCAGAACAGGAGCACTTGCCGTTCCGCGACCGGGTCGGGGCGCTCAATGGCGCGCCGCAACTCGGCCGTCAGTTGCCGCAAGTGGTCCACCATCGCGGCCATCGTGGCCGTGTCCGCCGTGTCGACGTCCGCCGCGATCTTCGCGGCAAGGTCGCGCACCGCCGCGCGACGGGCCGTGACCACGTAGTCGTGGGCGGTCATCGGCCACCTCCCGTTGCCGCGAGAGCGCGGCGGTACACATCACTCGCGAGCATCCACTGAGCCGTGTGGCCGCGAGAGTCGCGAGCCATCGCCGCCCAGTAGGCCAGTCGCGCACGGGCGCGCCGCAGTTGCATGTATCGCTCCGCCTCCGTCGCAAGACGCCACATCCAGGCGTCGCCCGAGAACAACTCGCCCGCGTGCGCCGGGCCCGCCGTCTCGCGTACGGCGCGCCATGTCAGGCACCACCACTCGCGCGCGCTCAGGTTGTGCGAGTAGTAGCCGTTGCCGTGATTGAACGTGTACTTCACGACGTCACCTCCGACGCGAGGAGGGCGTTGTACTGCGCCATGAGCGACGCGATCGTCTCCTCCAACTGCGCCCGCGTCGTCCGAACGGGGACGCGTTCGGGCTCCGGCCCGAAGTCGAACGACGTGTCCTCCATGATCGCCGCGTTGCGACGCGCCTCCGACTCGGCGTTGATGCGCCGGGCCTCTTCGGCGGCCGCGCGCGTCTCCGCCGCGTCGTCGATCGTGACGCTGCGCATCGCGTCCTCCCAACTCGGGCACTCGGCCGCCGTGATGCTGGTGGGCGTGACGTCCGTCACGACGTAGTGCCGGAAGCCCTCGCCCTTCTGCCCGTGCGTGAACGCGGCGCCCTTCGTTGCGATGGCCCGGACGTCGACCATGCGCTTGCACTCGCTACCGAACACGCCCCGCTCACCCTTCGTGGGGTGGCGCGCCTCCAGGAACGGGTTGACGCCGGGATTCCACCGGCGCGGGTTCGTCGAAGTCGCGAACCACTCGCCCTTGCGGGCGGGCGTCTCGCGCGTCTTCGTGATGGCGATCTGCATGGTCATCCTTTCGGCCGCGCGGGTTGTCGCGGCGTAGCTTCCCGGACGCGCTTCATGCGCGTTTCGTCCCGACGCCTCGGGACTCGTCAGCGGGTTGCGTGCCAGGGTGAGACCGGACGCGTCTGGCGGTACTCACGTCTCATGGGTACACCACCGGGGCCGGCTTGCCCGTGGTGATGCCGTATTCGCCCATCGTCACAGCGGACTTGAAGGACGCACCTTGCAGGTCCTTGATGAGCTCTTCGTACGCGAGCCGCGCGTTGCGGAGCGACGTCGCGAACTGGAGCTTGGTCAGCTCTGCACCGTGCTCAATCAGTGAGTCCAGCGCGGCGGCGAGGTCACGAACGTCCCTGGCGTGCGTCGCCCGCGCGATCCGACGGTCGATAGCGTTCATGGTCACGCCTCCGCCGCGGCGAAGAGCGAGGCCAGGGTCACGAAGACGCAGAATGCTACGGTCAACATGGTCATCCTTTCGCGGACCGTCCATCGGTCCCGCGAGAACCCGAGTCGTCGGATCCTCGCGGAACCGGGCGACCTTCCGCGCCGTCACGCCCAGCTCGTCACGCCGCAGCCGCCGAGGTAAGCACTCGCTTGTGTGCCCGTCCCGTGCCAGCTCCGACGCGACCCGCCAGGCGCTCTAGCGCCGTCAGTCGCCTAGTCCCTGCCCGTGGCGAACACGCCTTTTCGTGACGTGCGGCCCACGAGCTTCGCCTGCCACGATTGCGGGCGCGACCCCGCCACGGCTCGTGACCAGCCGGTTTTCCCCGCCACGCGTCCCGCGCTGCAACTCGGACGAGGAAGCCTCACGGGCCTCGCCTACCCTGCCGTGCCCTGATGGCCGTGCAGGAGATCATCGCAGCGCCTTCGCGCTCGGGTCTGGCGCCCTATCCCGCGGCGCGGCACGATTCGGTGTCAGTGACGGCCTTCCCCGCGTTCCCGCGTTTCCGGTGACGTCACCGACCTTGACCCCTTACGGTCAAGCTCGTGATCCGCGCGCCGTGTCGTTCAGGCGCATCCCGCACTGACCGGTTATTGGCGCGGTCGCGGGCGTCGACTTGTCCAGGATCTCGCCGTGATATGGCGGCGTTAGGTGCTCGCGCACGGTCCGCTCGATCCTACGGGTCGCGACGTGCGACCCCGCACCGGGACTCAGGCTGCTTCGGTCGAGTCAGGCAACCCGCGTGGACTCACCGCGCGCGGCTGAAACGGTGCACAGCGGTCGTGCACCTAGTCGCACCTTCCGACCGGAGCGTATCAGGCTCCGGGCGACGGGACCGATTCCCGCTCGGGGCGCATACGCGCCCTACTGCGACCCCTATCGACGCCCACCTATCCGGCGCGTCTTACCATCCAGAGCTCGGCTTTCGCTTCGCTTCGGATGCTGGATACTGTAGCAGGCTACGTGCCAAACGGCAGCGCGTCACGAAACCGATGCACGTAGAAGCCATAACACCTGGCGCAGCGCGTCACGCGATGTTCACGGACTGGACACTTTTAGGAAAGACCGCAGAAACCAACGCACTGCGACGTGCACGCGAGTTGAACAGCCTGTTCAACAACTGGACTTGGCATATGGTCACACAGACCAATGTTGTCAAAAACACAACGCCGTTGTCAGAAGCACAACGATGCTGTCACTGTAACACGCATTGTCTACGTAGTATAGTGGCTATTCGATGTACCGCGCCACTGTGACAGGGCGTCACACCGGATGGCAACTGAGTTGCCAATTGTGGCGCGGTGCATCGAATAGTTCCCGGATTCGGTCGAATCTGTGAAATTGACGATTATTCAGCTGGGGGCGCTCGGGGAACTGGGGGCGCAGTACAATGGTGACCGTCTGGTCACGTTACCAGACCTACCCCCCCCGGTAGCCCTTGGCGGGGGTGGGGGGGCGGGGTCCCCAGTGGTGTGGGTCCCGTGGGACCTTTTTTCACGACCCCTTCATGCCAGTGCCCTAATTGCCGCACCATCTGAAATCGTGGCGTAAACGGCGTCTCCTTCGCTCGCAACTCGCCACCCGGACTTCCCTGGCCCCTGTAGCCTTCCTCGCCACTATAGGCCATTTCCGCGCGATTTTCGGTTCTACCCCAAAACTGTCCGGACTGTCCTCATCATGTCCCCTCCTCTAGAGCCTCTACTTACTTCATTCAGGACAGGATGGCACATAAAGGACACACTCCCTCACGCATGCGCGCGCATGCGCGTATTACGCGCGCGTGGGCGCGCATGTAGCGCGCGAGAAAATCCTGACCGTTATGTCCGTCCTGTCCTGTTCGGTGGAGGTGGGGGCCGTTTAGGCCGGGACATCTTTTGGACAGGAACGTAAGTTCCTGTCCCGAGTGTCCGTTAAGAGGTGGAGTTCATTGGGGAAGTTGTAATCCTGTCCTGGGGTGGTGGTCAAGAGGAAATCGCGTCCCGGGGTCTTGCTCCCGCTATGGTTGGGACGTAAGATGGGACGCATGTATGGACGAATGCTAGACGAAGAAGCTCTTCGCATGGCGCGTGAGGAGCGTGAACTGCTCCGGCGCTGGTACGTGCTGGAGCGGATGACGATTCGGGAGATCGCCCTTCGTTGTGGTGCATCCAAGAACTGGGTTCACCGGCGACTTAAGAAGCACGGCATTCGCAGGCGATCGGCGCGCAGTCGTCGGGGCGGGGCGCTTACCGCCCAACGTCTTGACCCCGCAACAGGGCGTGTAGTTTGCCTCTAGTTCTGGAAGAACTCGCCCTGTGGCGTCCTCTCCTGGGCGTCGTCGCGTCCTCGGAAGGGGATGCCGATGACGGCGCGGACGCGGACGCCGGCGATGCTGGCACGGCACCAGTTGCCGTCGCGGTCGCGGTGCTGGCATCCGGGGATGCGGCGTTGCATTTCGGCGGGGAGCTTCTTGGGGATGCCGCCACGGAAGCCGCGGTTTTTGCAGTACCACTCGAATAGCTGGTTGAGACGGGCGATGGGCATGGAGACGCAGCGGTTGGACTCGCTGGTGTGCCAGGTGAAGGTGCCTTGCTCTCGCTTCTGCTGTTCGGCTTCCCACTCGGCGGCGATGCCGGCGAGTCCGACGTCGAGGAGCTCGTCGCAGAAGGTTTGATAGGCGTCTTGCGCGAGGAGGAGTTGTCCTCGTCGAGCGGCGTTGTTGGGGGGCGGTGGTCGGTTACGGGGGACAGGTCGGGCGAGGAGCATGTCCCGGAGGCGTCCGATGGAGGGCCACCCGGCTTCTTTCTCGGCGATGAGGGCGTCGACGATGGGGCGCGGGAGGGGGCTGGTCTGCTCCATGAAGGCGTATCTGCGGTCGGTCTCCTCGGGCATGAGGGGTTGTCGGTGGTTGGAGGCGAAGAGGATGTTGAAGAGGAAGTCGAAGGGCTCTGCGTCCTTGAACTTGAGTTGTTCGGTGTTGCGGGACTCGGTGACCCAGACCTTGAGTCGGTCGAGGACCTTCAGGTCGCTGGTGGAGGAGTTGGAGGCGACTTCATCGAGAAAGAGAAAGAGGGTGCGGGCGAGGTAGCCGGGGACGAACTGCGACTCGATGACGTGGTGCTGGGCGGCCTGGAAGTACTCGCCGTAGATCTCGGCGAGGATCTCGGAGAGCCATCCCTTGCCGGCGCCTTGGGGCCCGAAGAGGACGATGGCGGTGTGATTTCGGAAGGCGCCTTTGCCTGAGGCGAGGGACTGGAGGGGCCGGGCGAGCCAGTCGAGGCACCAGTCCTTGTCGGCGTTGAAGAGGTGATCGAAGAGGGCGATGAAGGCGGCATAGCCTGCCCCGCTCTCGTCGCGCGCTGGGCGCTCAGGGAGTCCGTACCAGGTGTTGAGGCGCCATCGGCCGTGGTACTTCCGTGCGGGGTCGGTGCGTGTGGGGTCGAAGGTGAGTCCTTCGGCGGGGGGGAGTCGTTCGACCTTGAGCTTGGCCTCATCGAAGCTGACGTTGTCGTCGTGGACGAGGTGTTGGCGTAGGGCCTTCTGGCTCTTGATGATGGCCCACCGGCCGGCGATGCGTGCGGCGTAGCCGTCGCCGTCGAGGATCCAGTACTTGGGCACAGCGGGTCGAGTGGGCGCGGCCTCGTGGACGGGTGGCGGTGCGTCGGGGGGTGGTTCACTGGTGGGCGGCGGCTCCCACGGCGGGGCGTCGTCGTGTCGTGGCCGGGCTCGTTCTCGGGGTGGTTGGAGGTATCCCGTCGCGATGAGCTGTTCGTGGCGGCTGAGCCCCGCCTCGTGGGCGTCGATGTCGAGGGCATCGCCGTGGAAGCTGTTGCCGTTGCCGCCCGGTCGACCGGGGCCGCCGTTGGAGACGTGAACGGCGGCGAAGCAGGACCACTTGCCGGTGTTGCCGAAGCGCCCGAAGCCGCGATCGTAACCGCACATGGGGCAGGGGTTGGCGCCTGGGGTGCCGTAGTCCTTGGGGTGGTCGGCGTTGTAGTGGTCGACGGCGGTCTGGAAGTCGATGGGACCGGAGGGGCGCGCGTGGCCGTTCTTCTTCGGTGGCGGGGGTGTGGCGAGGCCGAACCACGGGCGCACGTGCAGCCCGAGCGGTCCGGGTAGGGTGGTGATGGCCTCGTCGTCGAGCGCGAAGAGGATGGCCTCGTCGTCGGTCAGGCCGGCGTCGCGCACGAGGAGGGCGGCGACGGCGAGACGGCGGCACGCGAGCTCGAGATCGGGCGGCGCCACGGTGGCCGGGGTGCCGTCGCCGGCCCACTCGACGGGTTCGCCGCTCTTGTGGACCGAGCCGGGAAAGACGGTCTGCCCGCCCGTGGAGCGGAGTTCGAGAAGCGTCTGCGCCTTGCTCGCCTTGGGGCTCGCCCACTTGCGGGTCACTGCGCCGTGGGCGACGTAGAGCCGATGCGATGCCGGGTTGGATGCCCGCCCGAAGACGGCCGGGGTCAGCGGCAACAGGCGCTCTGCCAGACGGGCGGCCTCGGGGCAGTCGAGGTCGACGTCCACGAGACCGCCAGATGGGGCGCCGAGCACGACACCGACGTTGACACGCTTGCTGAAGAGGTCGGCGAGGGAGGTCGTGACCTCGCCGGCCCCCTCGTGCGTGTAGGTGACGCTCTCGCCCTCATAGCGCAAGGTGGGCCACCCGCGGGGGATGGTGGGTCGCTTGTCGCGGTAGGTGACGGGGACGGGGGTCCAGCCACGAGCCAGGTAGGCACGGGCTGTATCGAGGCTTGAAGGCGCGGACATGGGCGCGAGTTGAACACGGACGGGGCCAGATGGTCAACAATTTTGCTGCGGAAAATATGTTGACTTTTGCGGTAAGCCCGCTTACCGTCGCGATCCATGAAGACGTTGCGCCAACTTCGCTTCTCGGCTGGTCTCACTCAGGAGTCGCTTGCGCGGAGCCTTGACGTGTCGCTTTCGATCTTGCAGCGGTGGGAGGCCGGTGCGCGCCCTAAGGCGTCGTCGCGACGGCGCATCGCTGCATTCTTCGATGTGGCCGAGCATGACGTGGCGTGGCCCGAGGAAGAGGAGCGGATCGCGTGACGACCCACTACGAAGCCCGTCAAGCGGCGGCGGCGGCCTACGCGGAGAAGGTCGAGGCGAAGCGCAAGAAGCCGCGATGGATCTGCGAGGTGGCCCGGTGCGAGTACGCCAAGGTCGACGAGCACCACTGCGCGGCCCACCGGGGTCGCGCCGTTGAGCCGCCGAAGGCGCCGCGTCACTGGATCCCGCACCAGAAGACGGTGCCGGCCGGGATGCTGTGGTGTACGGGCTGCAAGGCCGCGCACGCACCCGAGGACTTCGCCCTGGCTCGGAACACGACGCGTGGCCGGCAGACGTCGTGCCGGGCCCACACGAAGCGAATGCGGGAGGCGGCGAATGTCGCTGGATGACGTCAAGTCGCTCAAGGTCGCTGCGTTGGCCGAGATGCGGCGCAACCTCGTGAATGGCGGTCGGCCGTACCACCTCGCGGCGGCGTGGTGGATGGCGGCAGCATACGTCGAAGACCGCATCTACCGTCGGGCCAACCTGGCGACGGCGGGCTCCGTGGAGCATCACCTGGCGATGGCGGATCGTGAACATGCTAGCTGAGTACGAGCAGTTCATCTCCAGCAAGACGCTGCGCGTACCACCGAGCGGGTTCGAGCCCACCGCGCTGAGCGCCGACCTTTTCCCGTTCCAGGCGCAGGTGGTGCGCTGGGCAGTCAGGCAGGGCCGTGCTGCGCTGTTCTTGGACACGGGCATGGGGAAAACGCGGTGCCAGCTTGAATGGGCTCACCAGGTCTCCGTTCACACGGGCAAGCCGGTGCTCATTCTCGCGCCGCTGGCCGTGGCGCAGCAGACCGTCCGGGAGGCGGCACGCTGCCATGTTGCCGGCACGGCCTATGCGCGAGATGAAGGGGGCGCTATCGGCCCGATCGTCGTAACGAACTACGAACGCCTCGACCGATTCGACGCATCCACCTTCGGAGGAGTCGTGCTAGACGAGTCGAGCATCCTCAAGGCGTACTCCGGCTCGACGAAGCGCGCCATCTTCGATGCGTTCGCACGGACGCCATACAAGCTCGCATGCACGGCCACTCCGGCGCCAAACGACCACTTGGAACTCGGCAACCACGCCGAGTTTTTGGACGTGATGTCGAGCCACCAGATGATTGCGCGGTGGTTCATCAACGACACGAGTACCTTCGGCACCTACCGGCTCAAAGGCCACGCTGTCGAGGACTTCTGGGATTGGGTGTCCTCGTGGGCGGTCATGGGGTCGTTGCCGTCGGACCTGGGCGACTTCAGCGACTCCGGCTATGTGTTGCCTGACCTCGTGACCCACGAGCACGTCGTTGACGCCGAGGATGGTGGCGGGGCTGACGTTGAGCGCGGTACGCTCTTTCGCACCGTCGAACTCAATGCGACGAGCGTGCACGGTGAGCGACGTCGGACGGCGGACGCGCGCGCGGGCCAAGTCGCGGCCATCGTCGCAGCGGAGCCGCACGAACCGTGGTTGCTCTGGTGTGAGACGGACTACGAAGCGGATGCGGTTCGTGCCGCCGTCGCTGACGTTCTTCCTGGACTGGTCGAGGTGCGCGGGCCGGATTCGCCCGACAAGAAGGAACTCCGACTCGTTGGCTTCGCGGACGGGTCGATCCCGGCGCTGCTCACTAAGCCCAAGATCGCGGGCTTTGGGCTCAACCTACAGCACTGCGCCAGGGTGGTGTTCGTCGGCGCGACCTACAGCTTCGAGTCGTACTACCAGGCCATTCGGCGCGTGTGGCGCTTCGGACAACAGCGACCAGTCCACGTTCACGTCGTGATGGCATCAACGGAACGGCCTGTGTGGGCCATCTTGGAGCGTAAGCGAGGCGACTTCGAGACGATGAAGTCCTCGATGTTCGATGCCGCACGGCGCAACCGCCGCGCTTACGCGAAGCCAGGCACCTACGCCGCGTCTGTTTGCTTCGAACTACCGCGCTGGATGAGGAGGGACTGATGCAGGTGATTGACCAGATTCACGGGCCGGACTGGAGCTTCTACAACGCCGACTGCGTCGATGTTGTCCGTGCCATGCCTGACAACAGCGTGGACCTGAGCGTCTTCTCGCCGCCGTTCTCGAGCGTGTACACGTACTCCGCCTCCGAGCGGGACATGGGCAACGCCGCGAGCGACCGCGAGTTCCTGACCCACTACGGGTTCATCGTCGGCGAGTTGCTTCGCATCACGCGGCCAGGCCGACTCTGCGCGGTCCACTGCAAGGACCTCGTGGACTACAAGGGAAGCGCGGGCCGGGCTGGTCTGCGGGACTTTCCGGGTGACCTCATCCGTGTGCACGAGTCCGCGGGCTGGAAGTACCACTCGCGGTGTACCGTCTGGAAGTGCCCTGTCACGGAGATGCAGAGGACGAAGGCGCATGGCCTGCTCTACAAGCAGCTTCGGGCTGACTCGACGTTCTCACGCATGGGCCTCGCCGAGTACGTGCTCTACTTTCGCAAGTGGGCGTCCGACGAAGACCCGCTCGTGGTTCCGGTGACGCACACGGAGCGGAGCTTCACGCTCAACCAGTGGCAGGAGTGGGCGTCGCCCGTCTGGATGACCATCGACCAGACGAACGTGCTGAACGTGCAGCAGGCGCGCGACGACCGCGACGAAAAGCACATGTGCCCGTTGCAGCTCGACCTCATCGAGCGAGTGGTGCGGCTCTACTCCAACGCAGGTGACACGGTGTTCTCGCCGTTCGGCGGCATCGCGTCGGAGGGGGTGGTGTCGCTGCGGTGCGGTCGCAAGTTCGTAGGCGCCGAGCTCAAGCCGGAGTACTGGCGTATCGGCGTGAAGAACCTGGAGACGGCGCGTGACCAACTGGCTTTCGACTTTGGAGCTGCGGCCGATGCTGTCTGATCTGGCCCACGGCCTTCGCGCCGCCATCCACCGCTACCGTGCCCGCCGCATCGCCGTGGCCGCGGTCCTGGCCCGTGCGCGCGACTTGCGCGACCTGTCGCGGCTCCCGAACGGCGGACATCCGCGAACCATGTGCACCCTGCTCGGGGAACTCTACGACGCGGTCGATCGCGTGGAACGGACGAGCACATGACTCCAGCCGAGCGAGCGCGCCGCTTCTTCGCCCAGCAGAACGTGGCCCCGGGTTACTGGCGCCGGCAAGCACGCAAGCGCATCATCGAGGCGCTGTCTGAGGTCGCCGCGTCCAACTCGGCCAGCGAGGTTCTGGCGCACTGCGACGCGGCTTACCCGTTCGGGCCGCGCGAGCATCACCCGTACAAGGCATGGCTCAAGGAGCGGAAGCTCCTCAAGGACGCGCTCGGACTCGGCAAGGCGCCGGTGCGCGGGCCGCTGGTGCCCCTCTTCGAGAGGACGGTGGACGAGTGAGCCACCCCGACCCCGACCTCTACACCGCCCTGCGCCACGCCGTGGGCCTTGACGCGCTCGTGTCCGAGGTCGACTGCGCCCCTCTCGCGCCGCTGCCCCTACAGGCCGTGCGCCCCGTGCTGGCGCTCTTGGGCGACGGGCGGGAGATCGGGCCGGTGATCCTGTGGCACGACCCGGAGGATGACTCGTGAAAGACGGCTGCTACGAGCGCCGCTGGACCGACGAGCACGGGCACGAGCGCGTGCGCATGGTCGCCGTCCGCGGCGGCTTCGGCACGGACCTGCGCAAGCTCGTGACGCGCCCCCTCTCGTGGTGGGCGGCGCTGCCCGGCTCGTGGCGGTTCGTGCAGGCGTTGGGTTCGCAGCACGAGCGGGAGGGCGCATGAAGACGCATCACCTCGAAACGTCGCTCAGTGGCTGCGCCCTGACGCCCGCCTTGCTAGCGGAAGTCCTCGCGCTCGGCTGCTCGTACCGAGGCCGTGGCATCTGGCAGGTCGACGACGCCCACGAGGCCGCGGTGCGGGACTGGATGCGGCGGCATGACATCGCCGTGAACGGGTGCGCGGCGCCCGACGAGGAACGGATCGGGTGGACGGGGGTTCCGCTGCTCGACGGGGAGAGGTACTAGACGTGCTCACCCTGCGTCCATACCAGGACAACGCGATTCGCGCGGTGTCGGACGAGTTCCGCGCCGGCAAGCGTCGCGTCGTGCTGGTGGGCCCGACTGGGTGCGGGAAGACGACGATCCTCGGGGAGATGGTCCGCGCGGCCACGAGCCGGGGTAAGCGCGTGCTCGTCGTCGCCCACCGCAAGGAACTCATCGACCAGATTTACGACCGCGTGACGATGCCTGACCCGGAGGGCTTCGGGGTTCCGGCCGGGGTCATCATGGCCGACGACCCACGGGCGGACCCCGAGCCGCTCGTGCAGGTGGCGAGCATCCAGACACTCGCTCGGCGGGCGGCGCCCGAAGCGCAGCTTGTCATCATCGACGAGGCGCACCACGCAGTCGCCGAGTCGTACCGCAAGCTGCTCGCCCGCTACCCGTCCGCGTTCGTGGTTGGCCCCACCGCTACGCCGTTCACGACCTCTGGCCGCGGCCTCGGCATGGCCGGTTTCCAGTCCATCTTGGTCGCGACGACGCCGGAGCGGCTCATCGCGGACGGCCACCTCGTGCCCCCCCGCATCTTCGCGGACGTGAATCCGGACCTCCGCGGTCTCCGGCGCGTGGGCGGCGACTACGCCGAGGACGAGCTCCAGCCGATCGTTATGAAATCCATACCCGACGTCATAAGCGCGTGGGAGAGCCACGCCGTCCTCTCGGGCCAGCCGGCGTTGACGCTCTGCTTCGCGGTCACGGTGGCGCACAGCGAGGCGCTCGTGACCTACGCTCGATCTCGAGGGTGGACGGCCGAGCATGTTGACGGGACGACACAGAAGGCCGAGCGGAACGCGATATTCGCGCGGCTCCGCTCCGGCACCACGCGGCTCGTGAGCAACGTCGGCATCGTGACCGAGGGCTTCGACTGCCCGGCCGTCGAGTGCGTCCTGCTCGCGCGGCCGACCCAAAGCCTCGGACTGTTCCTTCAGATGGTGGGTCGTGGTCTTCGGCCGTTCGGCGGCAAGGCGCACGCGCTCGTCATCGACTGCGGCGGCAACACGGTCCGGCTCGGGTGGCCGACGCGGGACCTGACGGCGGACTACACGCTCGAGGGCGTCGTGGCCGACCCGAAGAAGCCGACGGGCCCCAAGTGCCGAAGGTGCGAGCGGTGCTTCGCGGTGTACGCATTCGCGGGGCCGTGCCCGCAGTGCGGGTACAGCAAGCCGGTGAAGGCGATCGACATGCGGACGCGAGGGCGGTCAGTGCGCGAACTCGCGCCGGGCGAGGTGCGGCCACCGGCGCCGATGAGCGAGCGGCGCGACTTCTGGATCCGCATCGAACGCGAGCGGATCCTGAAAGGCTACAAGCGAGGCTGGAGTTTCCACCGCTGGCGGGCTCGGTTCGGTGGGTATCCGGATGCGGCGCTGTTGGCGATGACAGCGGAGGGACGGAGATGACCATCTGCGTGGACTGCGGTCGCAAGCGGCATCGATCGGTGATTTGCACGAACCAGGCCCACTGTCATGGGCGACCACTCGACCCGCACTGCATTTGCCACGCGGAACTGCGACTGAAAGCTCGCCTTCATGACCTTGAGTCGGAGGTGCGCTTCCTCAAGCTAGAACTTCAGCGCGCACACAGGAAGACGGGCGCTGTCATTCGCGCGTGCAAGATGCGGGCGCCTGGACCATGACACATCCAGGCTTCAGCGCCGCAGCGCTCCGGGCGTCGTTTCAGTGGTGCCCGTTCTGCCACAAGGTGCCGCGTAAACCGGTGGAGACTGGCGCCCACAAGCGGTGTCTCGATCGGTACAAGAAGCTGATGGCGCGGGTGTTCGGGCCGGGTCCGGCGATCCAGGACATCGCCACTACATCACCACGCCCACCAGCGCGGACGATGCTGTGGCCCACGAGAATGAAGGGCAGCCCGTGACCGCTCAGGGCTCCAGCGCCGCCCACACGAAGCTCGTGGACGACTGCATCGTCTACCTCAACGGCCGCACCGACGTCCGGGCATGGCGGCAGACGTGCGGCACGTTCCGGGCGCTAGACGGGGAGCGCATCGTGTCCGTCGGCATGACCGGGATCGCGGACATCGGCGGCATCCTGGGCGGGACGTGGAAGGGCCGCGCGCTCGCCGTCGAGTGCAAGACCGGACGCGCGAAGCTGAGCAAGAATCAGGAGTGGTTTCGGCAGATGTTCCAGCGGCTCGGCGGGCTGTACGTTGAGGCGCGGTCAGTCGAGGACATCACAGCGGCGCTCGCCACCGCGCCACGGCCTTCTTGATGTGGTCCGCGCCGACGGAAGCCACCGGGTTTACGAGCGAGCCGAGGAGCGCGCCCGCCCGCTTGCCGCGAAAGTCGAGCCAGAGCCGCACCGCATTCGCGCCCGCCGCGTCTGTGGCGAACGGCAGCCACGCGTTCGCCCACCAGAGCCAGATGCCATCCGGCAGCACCCGTACCCGCTCGCGGTCGAGGTCGGCGATCTCCTTGTAGCTGAGGCCGAACGTACTCAGGTCGTGAGCGATGCGGTCAAACGCGAGCCGAACCACGGTACGGTCAAGGATCACGCCTGGCGGTTGCCGGATAACGCGAAACGCACTGTCACGCAGTTCACGTCCGAGGAACGCGGCTTTGGCGCGTGCAACGACAGCACGTCGTGCCGCGGCTGGATTGGCGCGGATGGCAGCCACGGTTTCGACGTATGACGCAGTGCCGAGAAGCGTGGTGAGCAGTTCGAGCGTCGCCGCCCGCAGTCCAGGTCGGTGGTCGAGCCTGAGCCAGTGGTCGAGCGCCGCTTCGTCGACCCGAAGCTCAGGCGGCGGCGCGGGCTTTCGCGGCACTGACGGCGGCCTTCGTGGCGATGAAGGCGTTGTCGACGGGGAACTTGACCTTGTCGAAGAGCGAGCGGTGCGTGACCCACGAGTCGAGCAGCAGCACGGACGGCGCGCGGTCCAGGTGGCGTGCGAGCGACTCGAGTCGTTCCATCGCCGCGACGCTTATCGGCAGCTCGGCGGTCAGGTGGCCCGGATGCGACCGGAGCGGCGACGGATTGGCGCCGACCGGCACGAGCGGTTCGAAGCGCTCGCACAGCGCCGTCGCGAGGAAGTCGACGACCGACTGGAGCGGCATCTTGTAGCCCTTCACGTTGCCGGAGATGCGGAGCGCAAAGCTATGGTCGACGGCGATGGTGGTCACGCCACGAGCGTCGCAGCCGCGTGACAGCACGCCAGGCTCGGGCCACGGTGGCGGCGCCTGTGCCATGACCGGTGTCACAGATGGCCGCGTGGTCGTCACGCGCGCCACATCGGGCGTTTCCGTGGCTGTTGTCGCGTTGGGCACGGGGCTCCTCCGGGTGTACTTGCGTTTCGGCTGGGGTGGGTCACTGAGCCGCTTCTTGGGTCTGGCCATGCCTGGCAGCCTACCACCGGTGTTCAATAGTTGTACACGGCGAAGTGCGCCGGTGGTAGGCTTCCTCTGCGATGCCGCCCTCGAAGCCGCCAACGAGCAAGCAAGCGCCCAAGGTCATTACACCGAGCGTGCGCGAGGCGGAGAAGTACCGTACTAGGCGGAAAGCATTGGAGAAACTGATCGAGTCGGAGATGAACAAGAAGACGGTCGACGTACGGAACGTGACCCGTCTCATGGCCTTCGACGTGCAGCTAGCCGGCTCGCAGTACGAGCGCACGGGCGATCCTGGCGCCGCGATTCTCGTTGCGCGCCGGCACGTCGAGGCCATCCGCATGCTCAAGATTGGCGGCCACATCAGCGAGCGCCCGCCCGAGTCAGATGACGGATGGGATGACGGACTCATCGCTGCGGCCGAGGAGGCGCAACGCGTACCAGGCCAGGTCATCACGCTCTTGCCTGGCTCGGCTGCGAGGGACGACGACATCGTGGATGAGGGCTAGATCGTGGCCGGGCTCACTATAGCCGACAAGGCGGCGATCTGGTCGCGCGCACGTATCGACTACGAGTTCTTTGCGAAGCACTTCTTGAAGATCCGCACGAACCGCCGACGCGGCAACTCCGCGCTGGCTACCGAGGGCCTTGACCCGTTCGTGCACAACGCGCTCCAGCGCAAGATCAACGCCACACTCTTCGCGCAGTCGCAGGCAGGCATGGAAGAACGGCTGCTCATCCTCAAGAGCCGCCAGGAAGGGTGCTCGACGGACATCGTTGGGCTCGGCTTCTGGCGCGACTGCTTCAACGACTACTTCGAGTTCGTCGTGACGGCCCACCTCAAAGAGTCGGCTGCGAAGCTTTCTGGCATCGCGCAGACGTTCAACGACGGACTTCCGGCGTTCGCCGCTCCGCGCATCGGCGGCAAGTCGCGGTACGGCGGCCTCACGTGGAAGAACAAGTCGACGCTACGCATTGAGACGGCCCGGTCGGACGAGGCAGCGCGGTCCGCCCGCCCGTCCATGCGCCTGCTCTCGGAGATGAGCTTCTACGACGCGCAGCGCGAGAAGACCTCGGCTGCGAGCATGATGCAGGCGACGCTCTCTGGCATGGACGAGGTCGCCGGCACGACGGTCGTGGGCGAGACGACGTCGCGCGGTCCGGCAGGCGAGTTTTACGACCGCTTCCTCATGGCGCAGAGCGGCGAGTCGTCGTGGGCGTGGCTATTCTTCTCGTGGAAGGACTCGGACAAGTACCGGCCCGGCGCCGGCATCATCGCCGATCTCACGCCCGAGGACGTGGAACTGGACGAGCGGATGCGCGCGCACTGGGCACGTGGAGAGGTCGCCGAGGCCCGCGCACTCGGGACGCAGCTCGGCATCAAGAAGGATGTTTGGTTCCAGCGCGCACTCAAGGAAGGGCTCTCGCCTGTCCATGTGCGGTGGGCGCAGAAGACCCAGGCCGACAAGTTCAAGGGCGATATCGTCGCGTTCGACCGCGAGTACCCGCTGACTTGGCAGATCGCGTTCGCGGCGGGCGGCCGAACGGTGCTCGCGCGGGAGTACTTGGACGCGTGGCGCGAGCGATCCTTGCCCGAGGCCACGATCGTCGGCACGTCGCTGGAACCAGGCCGCTCCGGCTTCGAGCTCGACCCGCACGGCGAGCCCTATTGGCAGATATACACGCCGCCGCAGTCGGGCCACGAGTACGTGATCGGTGTCGATGCGGCTGCGGGGCGTGGCACGGACGAAGCGAGCGACAGCCGCGCTCAAGGCGACTACGCGGCGATCCAGGTCTTCGACCGCCACACGAAGACCCAAGTCGCGGAGTTCTACTCGAAGGTGACGGAGCCTGGCCCGCTCGGAATCCAGGCCTTGCGTGCCGCCGTGCTCTACAATGGCGCCTTTGTCGTGGTCGAGCGCAACAACCACGGCGGCACGACCATCGACCGACTCGTGGAACACGGCTACCGACACCTCTACCGCGAGAGCAACACGACGCGCGCACCCCGCGCTGGGCCGCGCATGAACGAGAGCATCGGGTTCTGGACCGACCTGACGAGCCGCACGCCGCTCTTCGACGCGTGGGCGGACGCCGTGCGCGAGGGGAACTACATCCCGATCTCCAAGCGTCTCGCGGGCGAGTGCGAGACGTTCGTGTACGACCAGTGGGACCGGCCAGACCACATGAAGGGCCGGAAGTCAGACGCGATCACGGCGTCGGCGCTCTGTTGGCACGGGCACCGCTCACTCCCGGCGCCGCGCCCAGTCGTTGAGACGGTGCATGAGGTCCAGTCGGAACTGGAGCAGGCGCTTGCCGAGTGGCGCCGCCAGGCTCGTGCGCCGCGCCCGAAGCGCGCAGGGCGTTACGGTGGGTACATGGGAGGCGTGACGTGACCATCGCCCTGCTATCGCTTGGGATTGCGCTCGATGTGGCACTCGTCGTCATGGTCTGGCGCGCGTCTCGCCGCTACGTGAGGGCGCTTGTCGAACTGAAGCGCGCCATCGCAAAGCTGCCCCCGCTCGCGGGCGCCGTCGACCCGCCCGCCGACGTCCTGGCGCGTCGCCTTCACACGGCAGAGCAGAAAGCCGAGTTCGATGCACGGCTGAAACAGGCGCACGAGGATTTCCACGCGCAGTACAGGGAGCGGTTCGAACGCACTTTGCGAGGGAGGTAGTCATGGGGTTCTGGTCTAGTCTTCTTGGCGCGGCTGGTACGGCGGTAGGCGCGGTGTTCGGCGGGCCAGTTGGCGCCGGGATTGGCGGCGCCATCGGCTCCGGCCTCGGCGGCATAGGCGACGCCTCCGACGAGAGCGCCGCGCGGGACCGCACCCTCGCGGCACAGAAGAACGCCGCGTTCGCGAAGACGTACCAGCCCATCGCCGCCGAGATGCCCACGTCGCGCCCGATCCAGGCGCCGCAAGTGGCGACGGGCTTGGGAGCTGGCATGTACCACGACGACATCCTCGACGAGTTCGAACGGCGCTACGGAGGCCGCGTATGAGCCGCTATACGACCACCGGCCGGCGCATGGGCGACCGCGAGGCGGACCGCGCCGGACGCGAACGACTGAGCGCCGAGCTTCCGGACGTGCGCGCCGAGGAGCGCATGTGGTCGGACGCCGTGCTCGACGACGTCGCTGGCCGGTACACGGGCGACCCGCTCGGTGCTGAGGCCGGCGTCGACGCGGAGCCCGACCTGGACGAGCTGCTACGCCGGTCGCATGTGATGTCGGCCGGCGATCTCTGGAACCTGCTCCGCCACAACGGCGGGGCGATGTAGGACGCGCACATGGACAGCCCGCTCGCCGCCGAGTACCGCAAGCTCTTCAAGCCGCCCGTCTACGAGGGACCGACGGCGCACGAGACCGAGACGGTCGGTTACGTCCGGGGCATCGTGGACAGCACGCGGCTCGCGAATCGGCAGCTCATCAAGGACGCAGCCATCTCGCTCGCGATGTACAGCGGCCGTCAGTGGGCCGTCTGGACCGCGAACGACAGCATGCCGGCTGGCGGTTTTCTCTCGGACGTGGAGACGGAGGAGTGGCAGGTCCGGCTCGTGATGAACCAGATCCGGCCGATCGTCGACACGCAGACGGCGAAGGCGACCGAGAACCAGCCAACGGTTACCGTCTTGCCGGCGACCCAGGACGACGATGACATCGAGCGCGCCCGGTGCAGCGAGTCGCTCGTGCAGTACGTCTGGCACGACCAGCGGCTGATCCTCAAGACGCGTGAGTTTGGGCAGCTCGTCTTCCTCACGGGCATCGGCTACTTCAAGGTGTGGTGGGATCCGGACGGCGGCGACCTCGCGATACCGACGGAGGAAGAGCGGGCGGTCCTCGGCCCGCTAGCGAGCATCATTCCGATGCGCCCGCCCCCGGAGGAGGACAACGTGCCCGACGGCGGTGAGTTCGTCGCGGACGCGGACGTCGTGCCGCTCTTCCCGAACGGCGAGCCTCAGGACCCGGACGTGGCCGACCTCCTCGGGCAAAGCCTCGCTCGTGAGAACTTCCCCGAGGAGCTGACCGACGGCAACGGCGAAATCGCGGAGGGCATCCCCGAGCCGCCGCCGCGCCGCGAGGGGGGTGTGCGCATCGAAGTGCGTTCGTGCTTCGAGGTCCATGTGGACCCTGGCGCATCGGACATCGCCAGCGCGCGGTACGCCTTCGACGAGGCGTCCGTGCACATCGACGACGTGGCGGCGCGCTGGCCAAAGGGCCGTTACTGCACGCCAGACACAAGCATCGACGAGGACTCGTGGCGCCGCGACCTCGACACGCGCTCCACCGCCCGCCACAGCAGCAAGAACCGCAACCTCGACCGCGTGCGGGTGATCGAGTACTTCGAGCGGCCGTCGCTCCGTCACCCCAAGGGCCGATACCTCGTCGTCGCCAACAACCGGCTCCTCGACGAGAAGGACTACCTGCCGACGGGCGACCTGCCGTTTGTCGCCGCACGTCACATGCCTCTGCCACGCCGACTCGCGGGCGACGGTACGCCACGAGACCTGATCCCGCTTCAGATCGAGCTCAACACGCGCATCTCGCAGGACATCGAAGCCGCCAACCTTATCGTCGCGAACAAGTGGCTCGTGGCCGAGGGCTCCATCGAGAACGATGAGATCGACGCGTCGCCGGGCGAGATCATCCGGTACAACCCGATGCTGCCACCACCGCGGCCCGTGGCGGCTCCGCCGATGAACCCGGCGAACCGGACGATCGCCATCGACCTACTCGAAGCGATGAAGCGCATCTCGCTGGTCAATGACATCGTGTTCGGTGAGGTGCCGTCCGGGCTGAGCGGCCGAGCGATCGGCTTTCTCCAAGACCAGATGGCATCGACGCTCGGGCCGACGGTGCGCGAGATAGAGCGCGCGCTCGAGGACGTGGCGTCGCGCATCTTGCGCTTCTGGCGTGACTACGCGCCCGCGCGGAAGACGCTGCGGGTGGTCGGCCGCGATCGGCGCGTGGAAGTGCTGGAGTTTCATAGCGGCGACATCCGCTCGACCGACGTGCACATCGAGCACAACTCAATGCTCCCGCGGGGCCTCAACTACCGGCGCGAGCAGATCCTCCAGACGGGCGCGCAGGGCTTCGCCGGCGATGTCGTCAACGACCCGAAGGTGCGGTCGCAGCTCCTCAGGGCGATGGAGTTCGGAGATCTCGAGGTCGTCCAGAACCAGCAGACGCGCGAGCGGCGCTACGCGAACGAGGAGAACGAGTGGATCGCGGCCGGCGACGCGTCGCACATCCCCATGCCGCTCGCTCGCGAGAACCACGACGTCCACATCGACGAGCTCAACGACTGGCTGACGTCCGTCGACTATCGGAACGCGTCCCCGCTCGCGCAGCAGATCGGCGAGTGGCACTTCGCTTGGCACTACTACTTCAAGTCGATGCTCGCCGCGAATGTGCCGTTCTGGACGCTCGCCGCGCAGCTGTTCCCCGCGATGCCGCCCGCGCCCAATGCGCCCCCACCGCCTGGCGCACAAGGGCCACAAGCTCCAGAACGGCCGCCCGTGGACGCCTTCGGCCCTGACCCTGCCGAACTCCCACCGCCCGGGGCGCCGCAGCTCCCTCCGGAACTACTCGCAGCGCTCGGCAATCGCGCCGAGGCCGCGCCGGAGATCAAGCGCGATCTGCCAACCGATCAACCGCACGGGCCCGGCGTCGGCCCGTGGGACGGTGGGCAGTAGCCTTGCGGTGACCAGATTCTGTGCAGCGTGTTCAACTTCTGGTCACTTTTGCCTTGACGCGCCGTCCGCGCTGCCCGTACCGTGATAGCCACGTATCGGGCACGACACGCCCATCGAGGTAGACGTGGCAGACGCGATTCCCCAGGGCGACACGGGCGCCGCTTCGGCGGCGGGAGGCGGCGCGCCGTCCGCCTCGTCGGACCAGCAGCAGACGCAACAGCGCCAAGCCGCCGAGGGCGACACCTCGGGCGCCGACCGTCAGCAGGCGATGGTCCCATCGGGCCGACTCCGCGAGGAGGCGGCGAGGGCACGGGCAGCGGAGGAGAAGGCAAGGGAGGCGGACGCGCGGGTCGCGCAACTGGCGCAACAGCTCGAAGTGATGCGGCAGGAACGCGCGGCCGACGCCTCGGTGCTGGGCGGGATGCGAAAGCTCTTCGCGCCGGAACCGGAGGCGGAGTTGCCGGATGACCCGGCGCTCGTTCGAGTCGCCAGCGCCGAGGAACGGCTCAAGAAGGCCGAGGAGTATATCGCGGCGCAGGAGCGGCAAGCGCAGGTCACCGCGTTGCAGTCGCGCATCGAGAAGGCCACGGCGAAGCACCCGATCCCGCAGTACGCGATCGGAACCGTCGTCGAGGCCATTCGGCGCTACCAGCAGCAGGGCCAGCAGGCGCCCGTCGAGGCCATCGTCAAGCAGGTCCACGAGCAGATCGCGGCCGACCGCGAGGAGTACCGGAAGTCCCGGGACGTCCCGCCTGCGGCCGGGCTCATGGAGCGCGTGGCGCCGAATCTTCCGGAGATGCCCAAAAGCTTCAAGTCCACCAGGCAACGGATCGCGTGGATGGAACAGAACCGTCCCACGCGCCACTAGGAGATGAGTCGTGGCTGACAACACACTGGGCGAGTTCGCCGGCATCCTGAAGCGCATCTATGTGGGCGAGGAGATGTTCGGGCAGATCTGCGAGGAGACGCCCTTCCTCGACTACATGCGCGACGGCGGTGCGGACCGCGTCAAGCACGGCGGCGGCGGGATATTCTGGCCGACGCTCATGAGCTTGCCCGGGAACGCCGGCTGGGTGGCCGAGGGTGGCGCGCTCCCGGTCAACACCGGCGAGGCGGGGTCGCCGCAGGGCAGCTCCGTGACGAAGGAGATCGTCGGTCACGCCAAGTGGACGTACAAGCAGCTCTCCGACGCCGCGAAGGCGGGTGAGCAGGCGTTCGCGTCTGGCCAGCAGTTCAAGATGGACAACATGCTCGCCGAGACGGCGCGCTCGCTGTGCATCGCCCTCTGGGGCAACCGGGTCGACCTAGTGGACGGCACGGGCACGACCCGGTTCCCGACCGGCGTGCGCGCCTTCGTGAACGGGACGTCGAACGCGACTACGACCACGCTCGACAACGGAACGCCCAACCACTTCTACCCCGGCTTGCGGCTCATCGCGGCGACCGAAGCGGAGTGGGAGGCGGACACGGCGGACACGGCCGGCTCGGCGGCGACGGTGCAGAGCGTGTCGGTCAGCGCGGCCGGCGTCATCACGCTCACGACGGTCGCTGCGTTCAACGTCACGGACGACGACCTCGTCGTGGCCGGCGACCTCGCTGCGGACGGCTGGCACGAGTACAACCGGATGCTGACCGGCCTCGACCACGTGGCCGACGACTCCACGGTGTCCGGCGCGGTCGTCAACGACAGCCTGTACGGGATCTCGCCGATCACGTACAACGCGTGGAAGGGCATCAACGTCGACTCGGCCGGCACGATCTCGCGCGGCGACGTCAACGCGTTCGTCTCGCTCATCCGCAGCGTCGGCGGCAAGCACCCGCAGGCCCTCTTCTGTCAGGAGCGCGTCATGGACGCGCTCATGGACACGATCGACGGCGACGTGCGCTACATGCCCGTGACGATCACGGGCGGCTTCGACCGCGAGGCGTTCAAGTGGGTCGCCGGCTCCACGGCCATCCCGGTCATGGAGGACATGTGGTGCCCCATGACGAACCTCTACGCCGTGAACTACGACTACTTCCAGTTCGGCTACTCGGCCGAGTTCGGGTGGATCGGCGGCGCGGACGGGCAGCTCCTGCGGTCGATCAACTCGACGAACCAGACGGCCTTCGCGAGCTAGTCCTAGCCGCTCCGGGCGGGTGATCCCCCTGACCCGTCCGGAGCGCGCGTGCTCAGTATCCCGGCGTCGGGGTCGCGCCGGGGGTCAACTGTGCCCACGGGCAGGGAGGCATCATGATTCGCGACAAGAACATCGACTACCGTTACGCATCGCACTACCTGCCCGCGAAGGATTTCTCTGGCTGCGGGCTCCTCAGCATCGCGGCGACGACGGCACCGAGCAGCCTGTCGCTGGACCAGGGACCGCCCGTCGCCATCCCGGCAGGCACGACCTGGCCGATCACGGTCGGAACGAAGGACATCATCGGCGCGGCGGACGCCTTGCCTGTGCGCGAAGTGGGCGCCCTCGCCACGCTCGGCGTTCTCTTCTCGAACGACGGCGAGTTCATGCGGCACTTCATGCCGCTGCCGACGGGCGTGGACTACGCGAACGACATCTACATGCGCGTCGTGTGGTCGTCGTCCAGTTCCACCGCGACCGACAGCATCCTGTGGCGAATCAAGTACGATCTCGGCTCGTGGAACAACGTGATCGCACAGGGCACGCTCGCCGGCACGGCGCTCGACACGGCCATCGTCACGGATACCAAGGGTGTCGCCACGGCGAACATCATGCAGGCGACGACATGGGGCAAGATCAACGCGGGCACCATCAACCCGTCGACCAAGGACTGGATCGTGCTCGATCTCAACTATCAGACGGAGACGGGCCTCACGTCCTGCCTCGCGCATGGCGTGCAGTTTCTGTACATACCGAAGTTCTCGCGCGACAACGAGAAGCACCGCGCGAGGGCGGCCGCACCGACGAACGCGTAGCCAATGCCGCGGCAGGCCACCATGACCGTCGCAGAGCTCCAGTGGGTCCGGGCGATCCACTGGAACAACGAGCACACGCGGCTCATCGCCGCGGCCTTGAACGACCCGCGGGCCTGCGTCGGCTTCGATGCGAGTGCGACGCTCAACGGCGACGCCGACTCGCCGCGGGTCGGGTGCTGGCTCTTCGCGCGCATGTGCAAGGTGCAGATCCTGGCCGGCGAGCCGCTGCGACCGACCGGCGACTGGGCACTCGCGCCCGTCGTGTGGCACCCGTTCCGCGACGAGGTAACGAACGAGCCGCTACCTATCTACGACCCGCGCATGATGACGCTGTGGAACGCGGGGGATACGCACCGGCACGTCTGCGACGAGCGGGCGGCACAGCGGCAGCGCATCAAGGATGCGAAGGCCCGCGCTAAGGCCGCGCGGTCGGAAACGCACCGACTGCGGGCCAAGGACGAGTTTGGCTTGTTCGCGCGATGGGCGGACGCACACCTCGGCTTCGTAGGGCGTGAGGGCTCTGGCGGCGAGCGCAGGTGGTTCTACGACGGCGCGCTCAAGAACAACGTCGGCGCGACCGGGCGCGGCAAGCCGACCGGCATCATCATCGCGACGAGGTAGACCGCAGTGAGTGCGTTGACGCGCCAGAACGTCATCGACGCCGCGATGCTCCTCGTGAACGAGAACACGACGCAGCTCATGACGCCCACGGTGCAGACGACGTTCGCCGACATGGCGAATCGGCACGTCTACGACCTCATCGTGGCCAAGTGCTCGCACTACGTCGTGACGTCCACGAGCTTCACCTGGCCCGCGAACACGGAGAGCGCGGACTTCACCGGCGCGTCGTACCTCAACGCCGACCCACTTAAGCTCATCTCCATCGAGGACTACCCGAGCACAGGCGGCATCGGCGCCGGTAACCTGCCGCGCAAGTGGGAGACGATGGAGTCGTCGCAGCGACCCGGCTACCACTACCAGTGGACCGTGCCGCACTACATCATGGAGGGGGACAACCTATTCGTGGCCCCACTCTTCGGTCAGACGCTCAACTGCCGCGCGCTCTGGATCCCGCAGGCTGCCGCACTCACCCTGTCTAGCACCGAGGTACTCAACGGGAAGGCCGAGTCGTTCGGCGACGCGGTGACCTTCTGCCTCGCCCACCTGCTCAACGCGCGGCAGTCGGGCACGAACCCGGCCATCGAGCGCGGGTGGGCCGAGTGGCAGGCGAAGATCGCCGCGGCTGCCAAGCGCACCGTCGGCCCGAAGCACGTCACCTACCGCCACCGCGCCGGCATTCGGTGGTAGTGCGATGGCCGGCAACCCCAAGCCGATCGTCATCGAAGGCCCGTGGCGCGGGCTAGAGCTCGACGAGTCGCGGCAGACGCCGCAGCACGACGAGATCAGCATCAACGTCGACTACAGCCGCGGGCGCAAGGAGGCCCGCAAGGGATTCGAGTACGTCGTGACCGTGGTCGGCGCGTGCAACCTGCCGCGCATGCACCTCTCGTCGTCGGCCGACGGCATCGAGCAGTGCCTCGTTATCGTCTTCACCATCAGCACGAACGTGTGGATGGCCGCCGCGTCGCACAACGGCGTGGCGATCGGCCTGTGGAATCTGACGTCGCTCTACGGCGAGCCCGTGAGCGCGCGCAAGCGCGTCGGCTTCGTGGACGCCACCATCCCGATCGGCGACTCCAGCGGCATCAGCGGCAACCGCAAGGTCACGCTCGTGTCCACCGAGTACAACACGTACGTTTTCGAGCCGACGAACCCGAGCGTGACGCCGCGCAAGCTGTCGACGTCGCTCGTGACGGCGGGTGGCGACGCGATGAAGCTCTACCTCGCGAACTTCGCCTACTGGTCAACGCCGCCCCACGGACCGATCGTCGCATCGTGGCAGTCGCAGACGTTCTATGCGGGGTTCCGTCCCGGCGAGGGCGTGACGTTCACCGGGGCCATCCCGACGAGTCAGGACGTCGTGCCATCGGACATCCTGACGGCGAGCCGGGGCGGCGTAGTGCTCCAGCCGTGGATGCTCGCGTGGTCCGACAACTCAAGCCCGGCCGACGTGGGCGCCGTGCGCATCCTCCAGACGCCGAACCGCGAGCGCGTGACCGGCCTCAAGGTGCTGGGCGAGAACCTGTACGTGTTCACGCCTGCATCGATCTACGTGCTCACGAACGCGGGTGACGGCCTCTACGCACGGGCCTACACGATTCACCGCGTTGTGTCTGGCACGGGCTGCATCGCGCCCAACTCCATCGTCGAGAACCAGGGCGTGCTCTACTTCATGGCCTCGGATGGCATCTACGCGTTCGGCGGCCTGTCGGCCCCGGGCGTGACGAAGGTGTCGGCGCCCATCGACGCCATCTTCTCGCACGCCTTTGAGCAGCTTGCGGTTCCGAACACATGGGCCACGAAGCTCGGGACGCTCGGTTACCCGTTTCGCGCGAACCGTGGTGACCTGGAGTACAGCGAGGGGCTCTACGTCCCGTCGCAGAAGCAGATATGGTGGTCGCTACCGGTCGAGGGCGAGACGTCCGGGACCTTCTCGTGCACGCTCGTCTACGACCTCATCCATCGAGCGTGGAGCGTATGGAGCAAGACGTCCACCTCCGGCTCGTGCATGGTGTCCGGCGCCGTCGTGCAGCGCCGCGGACAGGCCGACATCGTGTGGTGCATCGACAACGCCGGCTACCTGTCGCGCTTCGGGTTCCACCGTGACACGGGCAGCGGCGAGGACTACGGCGTGCCGATGTTCTGGCGCACGCCCCGCCTCAAGCCGTCGGAGCGCTTCGACCACACGTACGTCCGGACGAAGCTCAAGATGCTCGGGATCGGGAAGACGCCGAGCTCGCTACCGCCGACGATTACGCTGACGGGTGAGTCGACTCCTTACGACGGAGGGTCCACGGAGAGCACAGCGGCGCTCACGACGCACCCGTGGTCAAGCGGCGGCACGTTCACGGCGGCCACCAACCCGTTCCTGGATGGGCTCGGGACGCTGAGCGCCGCGTCAGGCAGCTACACGAGCCCGGACTGGTTCGACTCCACAACAGATGGCTACATCAAGTCACCGTCGGTCCGGATCGGCGTCAAGGACGACCCCACGACGTTCGCCCGCGGGAACCTCGTGTGTGTGCGGTCGATCACCATCCTAGCCGACGCGGAGCGCGACCCATGAGCCTCTCGCGCCAGGGCGGCCCGCAGCTTCATGTCCACATGTTCCGTGGCGACCCGCGGATCGAACAGATGTGCAGCGACCTACGCAGCGTCGCGAGCCGCGTCATGAGCTGGGGTTGCCTTGTGACGCCGGACGTGCCGCTCGTGACCGCGCTCTCGTGGGCCTCGGCGGGCGGCTCGTCTCCGGACGGTTGTACGCTCGTCTTCTCCGAGGGGACGTGGGACTTCGGCGCGACGACGTTCACGATCGCGCTCCACCGCATCAACTTCGTGGCGCTCGCCCCAGGCCGCACCGTGTTCCGGCGCGCGTCGAACGTGGTCCTTCCGTCACGCGCTGACGTGCTTACCGTGACGGGCAACGACGTGCAGTTTCGCGGACTGCGCTTCGTCGACAGCGTGGGCGCTAGCGGCGACGCGTGCATCAACCTCAAGGGTACACGCAACGTCGTCGAGGACTGCGTGTTCGAGGACTGCGAACTGGCGGTGAGCCTGAGCGGCACGGCAACCAGGGCGATGATCCGCAACAACTACGTGCTCGCGGCGCGCAACACGTCGTATTCCATGCTTGCGGCTGGCACGCACAGCCGGTGCCAGTTCCTTGGCAACCAGTTTGAGTCGGCGCCCACGTCGAGCATCTACGCGAGCGACACGACGAGCACGAGCGTCTTCATGGGCAACGTCGCAGCGTCGGGCTCAACCTATGTGGCGAACTACAAGACGGTTGCGGCGCCGGACGCGAACGTTGGGGACGCGACCATGAACATCGGCGCCGTGAACGTGAGGCCGTAGCTGTGTCCAACTTCTGGTCACGAGCCCACACCGCTCGTGGTAAGGTGTAGCCCGTGAGCACCGTCACCTACCCAGGCACCCTGACCGACGCGAGCGTGAACAGCGGCGCGACGCTGATGACGTACCTGAACGTCATCAAGACGCTCATCGAGACGACGAAGCTCGACCGCGACTCGCTCCAGTTCCCGAAGGCGGACTGCCCGATTGTGGTGACGGATAGCCGCGCCACCATCGCGAACGGCACGTACAACTACTACGTCAAGATCCCGGCGTCGCTCAGCGCTGCATTCGAGCCCGTATCGCTCCAGGTAGTCCACGACGTCGAGTCGGGCGCGGACACGGTCTGCACGCTCAACGTGCGCGCCGGAATCGGCGGGACGGCCATCAGCTCTGCCGCAGCTACCAGCGCCGCCGACTCGCTGGTAGAGGTCACGACGTTCACCACGTCGAGCATCGCTGCGGGAACGATCCTGCACTTCGAGCTCGTGACGTCCGGCGCCAACACGCCGAGCTACGTGACCATGACCCTGTGGGGCAAGACGTCGCACCGAACGTAGGAGGGCTCATGGCCTGGCAGAACAACACGCGCCCTTTCGACACGGTCAAGATGCAAGGAAGGAACGGCCCAGGGTCGCGGTCCAGCAAGATCCAGGCGCCGCCCCGCGCGCTGTCGACGCCGATGCCGAACGGCGCGCCGCCCGTCCCGACTGCGACGAACTACCCAAATCCGGACCACCGGCCGGGCATGTACGGCGACGACGTGCTTGACGTGCTCTCGGGCAGGTACGCACCGCAGCCGCAGACCGCATCGAAGCGAGCGGACGCGATGACGCCCAAGGCGATGTCCGGATTCGCGACCCCGCCGCCACTTCCGGCGCTGGCGCCGAATGTCGCGTACCCGAACCCGGACCACCAGCCGCAGCAGATCGGCGGCGGCATGTACCCGGACACGGCGCTCGACCAGTACATGGCGCAGTCCGGCGCTCCGGTATACCAGGCCGAGCCGTCGTACGCCGCAGGCGGCGCCGACTTCGAGGAGGCCGTGCAGAACGCGGCCGAGAAGCAGGGCGCGAGCAAGCCCGGCGGCGGAGAGCAGGAAGCGCCCTACGCGGTCGAGACGAATGACAAGGGCATGTGGCTCGACCAGTACGGCGAGTGGCACCCGGCCGGGGACACGCCTGACGCCAAGCACGCGGCCGGCGTCGCTCCCGAGGGGCAACAGGCTGTTTCCCCGCCGCCCGAGGCTGGCGACACCTACAAGGGCAAGGTGGTCCAGGGCGTGTACGACAACGGCCAGGGCGGCTACCTGCTCAAGTTCGAGGACGGCACGTCGTCGCAGTACACGGAGGAAGGCGGCGGTTCCGCACCGGCGTACGTGCCGTCGAAGGTGTTGTATGCCGCAGAAGAGGGGCTCGGTCCTACGTCCGAAGACGACGTGGACCAGCAGGTCATCGATAAGCTCTTCGCCGGCCTCGACACCACGCCTGGCATCAGCGACGAGGCGCTCGCCGGCATGCAGTCCGAGATCGACAAGGACGCCAACCTCGCCCAGGCCAACCTCTCGCAACAGATGGCCGCTTCCGGCCTCGTCGGCTCCGGCGCCGAGGGCTACGGCGTCGGCAACATCGATGTCGGCGCGCTGAAGGCCAAGAACGAGCTCGGGTTCAAGACCGAGCAGTTCAACGCCGACCAGATGGCGCACCGCATCGACACGCTCGCCGGGCTCTACCAGGGCGACAAGGGGAACGAACTCGCGGCGCAGCAGCTCGGCATGGAGCAGCAGAAGCTCGAGGCGTGGCTCAAGGACAACAGCCTGAGCAACGCGTTCGCCGTGCTCAACAACGTGTCTGCGGCCGTGGGTGCGAAGGCGGTCAGCCCAGACGACTTGCCGGGCTTGCTCGACGCGATCGAGGACGCCATGAAGGACGGAACCCCGCTCGGGGACGCGTTGGCCAAGTTCGGACTTGAGATCGACGCGGACGGCAAGTGGCAGAAGAAGGGCGAGTCGACGACCGAATCTGGCGCTACCATCTCCTACGAGCACGCGCCCCCAGGATGGAGCCCGGTGGAGTCTGTACCGACAGGCAGCACGTGGAGCGACTCGGAAGCGAGTTCCAACTTCCTTGGCCCCGACTGGAGCGGGGCATGGGACGCGCTTTCCGACGACGAGAAGAAGGCCGAGTGGGAGAAGTGGGCGGGAGGTTAGCCGATGCCGATCCAGAACATCGCGCCCGGGTGGTTCAACCAGCAGGCGAGCATCCGCGCGCAGGAGCAAGAGAACGCGCGGGCGCGTGACGACGCGTGGAAGCACGCGCTGTTCAACGCGTTCGTGGGCGTGCCGCTTCAGACGGGCGCGCAGATGGGCGCGCGGGCGTTCGGGCACTGGCTCACCGAGGACCAGCGGAAGAACGCCGCGGCCGCCCAGGGCCAGGCCTCGGAGGCCGACGCCTTCGACATCGACAAGATCAAGGCGGCGCAGAAGGACATCAACGACGTCGCCACGACCGAGGCGCTCGACGAACTCTCGAAGCGCTACGCGGGCGTGACGCGCGAAGCGTCCGACCTGACGCCTCCCGACGCGAGCAACATGCGGCTCTCGCCGTCGCGCGACGCGCCGCAGGAGCACTACGCGCCGAACATCATACGCCGCGCCCAGGAGCCGATCGAGCCAGCAACGGAGACGCATCCCGCCATCTACGACGAGAAAGTCATCCGCCGTGGCGAGAACATCGACACGGCCCCTCGCCGCCGCGCACGTGGCATTGAGGCTGCACCGGCTGACTTCCGCGCGACGTCCCCCTACGCGTCCGTGGACGCCGAGACGAGTCCGCGCGAAGCCGCCGCCGCGCTCGGACTGCGGCCGAACGCGCCGCAGGTCGAGTACCGCACGCCTCGCGGCATCGTGAGCGACGCGGCCCGTGAAGCCGCCGCGGCCAAGACGCGGCTGACGGAGACCAAGACCGCCGACATTGGCACGGACAACGAGCGGCAGTTCGAGCAGTACGCCGCTAAGACGCGCGCGGACACCGCCGCCGCGTTCGACCGCGCCGACCCGACGAAGCTCTACGCGGACGGGACGCTCAGGAAGATGGCGATCGAGCACGCTCCGGTGCCGTTCAAGGCGAGCTGGCTCGTGCAGCTCGCGATGGCAGGTGATCGTGACGCGGTGCGCGCGTTGGCGGCACTCCCGCCGAAGCTTCTTCAGTTGGTCCGCTACCGCGGCGTTGACGCGCTCATCGACGTGCCGATGACGGACGCCATGTACGGGCTCCTCACGGCGCAGCAGAAGAAGGGTGAGGAGCAGGCCACGCGTCGTGCGAGGGCCGGTCGATCGTCCATCTACATCGACCAGCGTGTGCCGCCCGAACAGGAGGACTTCGCGTCGATCCCTATTCCTGGCGGCGCCGTCACGGTCAAGGACACGAAGGGCAAGCCGCAGACACGCACCTTCGGGGCCTCGGCGGCGAACGCGCTGGAGATCGACGCAGTCATTCGCGACAAGGGGATGGTCGGTCGCCTCACTCCGGTCCAGTACGGCACGCTCGGCGTGATCCGAGATCGGCTACGGGTGGCATCAGACGAAGCTCAGTCGAAGGAACTGCGCAAAACGGCCCGTTCCGAAGCGCTGAAGTTGCTGCTCGACAACCCGGACGTCACGATGGCCGTGCGGCAGCGCATCTACGACAACACGCCCGGCGCTGTGGCCAACGCGAATCGCCGTGCCGATGAGTACGCGGACGCGGAACGACTGCGCAAGGAAAAGGCTGCGGAGGACGCCGCGCTGCGCAAAGAAAAGGCTGCGAAGAACGCCGCACTGCGCAAGTGGGAGGCGCTGGAGGCGAAGAAGGCAGACGTGCGTCGCCAGATCGAGAGAGCGCGAGACGAGTTGGGTGGCGAGCGCCGGGTCCAAAGAATCCTCGATCTGAACGGCTTCAAGGATGAGAGCGAACTCCAGCGATCCACGAATCCACCTGGCGCCGCCGAGCCCACGACGCCTCAGCCGCAACGCAAGGCCGACGAGGGCAGCGCCGACGATGCCAAGCGCCGCATGTTCGACCGCATCAACGCGATGGACCTGCCAGCCACGACGAAACGCCGGCTCTGGGGCGAGTGGAAGCGGCAGCAGGGCATCGCGTGACCCGTGGCCGATCCCTTCGATGCGCTGTTCGGAGACGGCATCGTCAAGGCAGGCGAGGCCGCGGTTGACGCCCTGACGCTCGGTCCGCAGCGACGCAAGATCCAGCAGGAGGACGAGTTCGCTTCGGCGTTCGCGGACGGCGCCGTGGAGGCCGGAAAGGCGCTGCTCGGTGTGCCGGACAAGCCGGCCGTGCCCAAGTGGGCCCAGGGCGCGACGCGGGGCGAGAAAGAGCGCTACAGTGGCAACGCGCTTCAGCCGTCTCCTGCCGCGTGGCGCATCCAGTATGACGCGCCGCCCACGTTGCCGCCCGAGGAGCGCCCGCTTCCGTGGACGAACATCGTGCCGGCCGGACCGTCGCAGGAGCAGCGCACTGGGACACCGTACCGGCGCATCAGTGTGGCCGAAGCTCGCTCTCTCGCCGTCAAGCCGGGGCCGCTCGCCGGGCTCGGGGCCGGCGAGATTATCCCGAGGCTGGATTAGG